CAATTTTTTAAATTGATTGACACTAAGTCCATATTGGTACATATCCTTAGATTGGACAGTTATCAGATTACCATCTACACCAGTCACCATAAATATAGTATCTTTCGAGTTATCACGAAAGTAACTATACAATATTTTTGGAGGAGCTCCTCTACCTTTTAGTAGAAAGTTACGCACGTTTACTGATTCGTTTGTGCCAATGGAAACCTCTAAGAATTTGTCTACATTCTTTTTCAAAGACGATAACAACTCTTTTTTCATCTCATCAAAGGTAGCATAACCCTCAGATCCAGATTTCTTTGGTTGAATCGAAAATGCGTTTTTATGTGTTCCTGCATCTATTGAAAAATAGAATTGTTCAGAGCCAAGTCCAAAACTTTTAAAGTCTTTAGAACTTTTCATTGGTTTATATACAGATATGTGAATTGTTTTGCTATTCAGCATACTGTCTCTTAAATTCATCCCTTTCTTCCATACAGATACTTTCCACTCTATATGATGATTATCCATAGACGGATCCCATGCATTAACATCTATACTTACATTCTCAAACTCCTTTGCCTTCGTTGAAGAGTAGATAATTTTTGAAATATCGTTTTCTAATCTATTAACTTTCCTCTTAGGGATTTCGACTTCGTTTATTAAATTTGTTAACTTCATTTTATCTCCTAAATAGAACAAACACCATCGATTTCACAGATGATGTCCCTGACCAATGTGTTAATCTTTTTATATGATTTAGTTGATTTAACCGATACTGATTCGTTTACAGGTTTCATAAATGCCCCATGCGTTGATGGGTTCGAAACGAAGTCCCAGCATATTAAATCAAAATCATCTTCTACCGTTACGGTCTTACCACCATTGGATTCTTTTACCGAACCCATGCCTCTAGATGAGATACCAACCGTACACCCTGCTTCTAAAAGTTCTTTGAGGATGTTACCAGCAGGTGTTTTTAAGATTTCAACCTTACCCATAACATCATCACCATCCCACCATACATCTCTAACGATGTGAGATGTGTTCTTTAGTTCTACAACTGAAGACTCTGGATGGTCTAACTCTCCATATGCTCTATTTTCTTTGACTTCTCTACCCATATACTTTTTTACTTCTCTTCTGAGAATTTCAGTTGGATAGATTCTACCATTTTGGTTTTCAGCCTCTGCCCTTTGGAGTACTCCCTCAACAATCAACCTACCATTGTTTTTTTTCAATGATTCATTGATTTGAGTTTTACTCATTTTAAAGGGTATAGTATCAATCAGTAATTTGCTCATTAGTTGTCCCAAACTTTACGTTTCTTATACAAGTCAAACATAATTTGTGCTACCTCATATCTAATAAGTAGACGAATATCTTCCAAATCCTTATTTGTAAGTTCTTCGTTCAACACTTTTTTATGTTTTTTCCTTAAACTCATGCACTTAACTCTTTAAGCTTTCTAGCTACTGATAACATTCTTTCAGAAATTTTTCCGAACCTCTTTTGTGTAGACTTCCAATATTGCCCACTATGAACATCGGCTTCTGTTTTTAATTTTGTGTTCTGATTTACAATTCTTTCTAATCGAAACATCATACTATTAATCTCTTTGATAGAGTCATTGATTTTTTGATGTTGTTTTCTACTATCATCACTTTTGAACTCTTTGTATGAGATTTCATTAATCTGCTTTTCTAATTTCTTTTCCAATGACTCTAATTTTTTAGCATTCTCTTTGTCTTCAATAAATACGGATTCGGCTAGTCTTACCTCAAGTTTACCTCTCTTAGCAATAAGTACTTGAATTTTATCTTCAATCTTATTTAGTTCATCACCATATCTATCAGCGATTGGGCCGCCTTCTGATTCAGCTTCCTGCTCCATGTCAATCAACAGGTGACCTCTGTCTGAATAAAGACCTTTTAATTCTTTACTAATATCCCATAAATCGTCTTCGGCTTTTCTTCTTTGCTTACCATAAAGTGGTCTACGTTTTGGTTTTGCCAATTCTTTTTCACGTTTCATCTTAGCTGCTCTAAATGCAATCATTGCAGGACTATTATAGTCTGTCATTCTACCTTCGTTAGCGAATTTTTTAGTGTTCACTTTCTTCTCCTTAGATTTTTTGTATCCTAACACCTCAATGTGGTCTGTATCCAAATCATCTTCGTCTTCACTCTTTGAAAATGCGTGAGGTGTCTTTGGTGGGCCTTCACCTCCATCTAAATTAGCAGTTACATTTGCTTCTTCTAACTCTTCAAACTTATCTTCGATTTCTTTAATCAAACTTTTCATTTAAAGACCCTCTTTAACTCATCATACAACTCATAATATCTGAGAAGTGATAGTACTTGTGATTCGGTTATAACTTTTGATGATTTTAATTTGGATGCCAATGAAATTACCTCATTTACTTTGATTTTAGTAACCTTATCAGCAATTTTGATAGACTTTAGTGATTTTTGAAGTTGATTGGTTTCTCTAACAACAAATTTCTTCAATTTTTCAGAATTATCGACAGAATTGATGTATTCTTTAAGGATACCCCTCTGTTTGTCTGATAAATTTGTATATTTGTCGTTAAAGTTGTCAACTAACATCTTCCAAGCCAATAATCTGACCTCTTTGGGTTGTTTTGAGTAATCTTCGTTGATAGTACTCAAAACTTTGTCATAATTTTGTGAGTTTCCAGTTAAATGTTCCATCAAAGTTGACTTACACTCAACATATTGTTTAGGATTGTCTGAATTTGTGTATTCGAACAACTTATATATCGATGCATTCTCTTTGTAGTTACTTACTCTGTACTTAAAGAAGTCTTCCAACACAAAATTCTTCTTAATGTCTTTGATTAAGTTGTATTTTTGTTTGTTTAAGGTAGTTTCAGTAAGTTTACCCCTCTCATTGAGTATAATGTTGATGAATTCACCTGCTTTATACTCTGAATCGAATGATTCTTTGATAGCAGATTGGTACAATTTCAATTCTTTAGCCAATTCTGTTCTCTTTCCGAAGTGTTCTTTGATAATTACGGTCGCCATTGAATTTTTATTGTTCAATGTATCAGTCGCAATTTGTCTTACCAACAATTCGAACAGAATGCCTGTGTTTTTGTACTTACTATGCTTAATATTTTTCATTACTTCCTTACATTTTCAGTAAAGTAACCTATGTATTTGTTAATAAATATCTCAATTATCAGAATTCAATATATTTTTTTCATCCAATAACGATGGTTCGTTAATAGAATCATCTGTTTTGAGTGATTCAATGATTATCTTTTTACTTTTTACCTTTGATTTCATTTTTGATAACATTGTATCGGTTACTTCTTTGTTTACAACTTCATTTGCATTATAGGAATGACTTATGGAATCTGATTTGATGTCGATTCCTTTGTTTCCTAATGGATCTCTACCAAATGGTGACTTATCTTTACCATAAGTTCCACCCTCTTTGGGTCGTCCTGCTCCTTCGAAACCACCTTCAGGTGAACCACCTTCATTTTCACCAAATGGGTTACCACCACCTCCGCCACCATCACCTTCTTGTTGTGATAATGCGGCTAAGTCATGTGGAGTACCAAATGATTCACCAGTTTTGGTTGGGTCGTTACCTTCGGATTCGATTTGTTCGTGTCTGAACTGAAGTTTCAAGTCGTTGATGACTTTATATTGTTCCATCTTCCACTCATCTTCACTCATATTGAAGATATTCTTATACATCCACTCTTGAGATAACATCTTTAAGTCTTTCATATCACTAACAAGACTAACCTTTTCACTCCATAGGTTTGCTTTCTCTTGCTCATAGATAATTGATGGTGTAGTCAACTCTAATTCAAAGTTTACCAATTCATCGTCCTCATATCCTTGAGCATAAAGGTGTACGATTGCTATTTTAGTCAATTCAGAAAGAACAATCTTTTGGATTCTCTCTACTGACCTGGCAAATCTGATGTCTTCTTGTGCAAGAGTTGCCTTACCTTCAACACCCTCTTCGTATCCAATAAATGCTTTTGGAACTTTGAGTGCTGCCATCATTCTGTTCTTTAGATATTCGATATCATCGATACCACCGAACTCCATACCACTTAGGGAATCGATTTCAGTACCACTCTGACCACCTCTAACAGGTAAGTAGTAATCCTCCAACATATTCTGAAGATTGAATTTGAGGTTGTACTCACCTGTTGACTCATCTACATAAGGAACTTTTTTCATCTGGTCGATGATGTTCTGCATATATGAATCAACTTCACCAGGTGGTATGTTACCAATATCAATCTTAAAGATTCTCTTTTCGGGTGCTCTCATAATCCTATGAATCATCATAGCATCTTCCATCAGAATCAACTGCTTCCAAGTCTTTCTTGCACCTTCTAAAAGTGAACGGCCATAAGGTAGGAAGTTTGTATCAGTTAATAATCTAAAATGTGCTACTTGGAATGAGTCTAAGAATTTTGTATTGTTTCTCTGTGAGATTGCGTTTGTGTTTTGTTCTTCGACCTCAAATCTTACTGAGTATGGGTTGTCTAAATCGTATCCCTCCTCTCTTCTAGTTTCATATGCGGAGAGTGGTTGTGCGTTTACAATTCCTAATTCATCATCAATGTCTAAGTAAAGATAGTAGTCACCATATTTGTTCATACCCCTTACCCAAGACCAAAGGTTGAATTCTATGTTCAATACATCATAGAATAAGTTATGTAGGGTCTTCTTTAGTTTCTCATCAGATGAGTTGATTCTGAGTACATCACCCATATCATTTTTAAGTGTACACTCATCCGAATAGATATCCAACACAGAAGAGATAATGGAATCTTTATCCATTGCTTCATAATCAGTATACAACTCTAACTTATTAGAATGGTAATTGAATCTTTCGTTGTATGTCTGCCAATTCTTTCTTGAATTAGAACCATGCAACCTACCATATCTATCATAATATGCAGAACCTCTTCTGTTACCATCACCCTGTAGTCTTGATGAATCGACTACCTTTAATTTATTTTTACCGACTCTTCTAACAACTACTTGAGTTGAGAATAATCGTCTTAGTCTACCAAATAATGAAGTATCTGCCATAATAGTTTGTTTTTGTTACATACCCCTACAAAGTATAAATATTGAAAAAAATAGATTTACAATAACCAAGAAAGGTCTTCGTCACCTCTACCAGTTTTCATCCTCCAACTATCCTTTGCTTGTTGTGGGGTGGTTTTAAATACACCTGTGTTTTTAGAGGTTAATGATAGTGCTCGTCTATTCAATTCAATACCCTGCTGACGAAGTTTTAATGCAGTATCTCTTACCCATAGAGATGTTGAAAACGATATCACCAAATCATCGTTGTATCCCTGTTGTGCTTCTGCTCTACTTCCATTCCATATGAATGTAAACAACTCATCAATGAGTCTTTTAGAACGGATGATGGGTACTCGTTCTCTCGTATAGGTATCTAACTTTGATATCACCAATGGTCTTGTTCTACTTGTCATTGAGAATCCTGGCACCATCTGAGATTTGTCTTTTAAGTCGTATGCTTTCTGTAAGTGTATGTCTTCGTCTACATATCCGAACTCTTTGTAGGAGTAGTATAGATTTTTGTAGTTTCTGTCTATTGCTTCTTGGATTACAGCCCAACCAATGTTTGCGTTTTCAATCACTAACAGAGCATCATTCCATTCGGTTGCCACATTGACCAACATATTACCATAATGTTTGGTTTCAATCTTACCTTTGTACTCTGCTACTTGTTCAACATTCTCAACATCGATTACATGGAATGCTGAGTAGTCAGCACCATCACCTCTAGCTACATCCGCTACAACAATATAGTCTTTTGTATAATTTGGGTGTTGCCACATCCAATAGTTTCCATCAAATCCACCAGTTGCTATAGGTTCTTGTACATGAGTTTCCTCATACCACTTTAGTAACTGACCATCAACGACTGTGTAACCTGATGATATGAAATCACAATCACATTCTTGTGCTGCCATCTTCTCACCCAACAACTGAGTCTGTTCTTTTCTCCACTTTTCGTTTCTTTCAGGATGTACACTCCAATGGAGTTTGATTGGATTCCAACCATCACCTTCTTCTCCCTTCAACCAAGTTTTATGGAAGAAGTTACCAACACCATTTGGAGTTGATAATACGATAGCCTTTCCACCAGTTGAAAGTGTTGATTGTGCAGCTGCCCATATCTCATCAATACCTTTGATGAATCCTGCCTCATCGATAATCAACATTGATAAGGCTTCAGAACGACCTGCATCACCACTTGCTGATGTTGCTTTGATTGTCGAACCATTCTTTAGTCGTAAAGATAGTTTATTATCTTCTTCAGTATCACCTCTCAACCAACTTGGTAGGTTTTCATGCATATACCTAACTTTAGTAACCAAGTTTTTGGCT